CATAGTTGGCTGTACCAATAGTCAGCTTGGACAGGGTGGTTGTACCAGCTGCATAAAGCAAGTCACCGACCGCATATGAAGTCAGGTTTGTACCGCCATAAGCAACGCCAATTGTGTTGGCATTCCAAGTACCTGCGGTCAGCGTGCCAACCCCAGTAATACCTGTGTAAGAACCTGAAATATAAGCAGAACCCACAGTTCCAGAGGTAATCTGGTTGCCGTTGATTGCAATTGCAGTGTTGCTGGCGCTGGTAATCTGACCTTGGGCATTGACCGCAATAGTCGGAACAGAACCAGCCAAACCGTAAGAACCAGCCGTTACAGCGGTATTTGTGATGCTAAAAGTCGTTCCAGTCAGCGTCAGACCAGTACCAGCGGTATAGACCTGAGAGTTGCTGAATTCAGCAAAAGTGATAGCGGTCGTGCCAAAAATGATGGTTCCAACCGTTGTGACCACATACGAACTGCCCTTGTTGACAGTGCCGTTCTGGACAAAGAAGTAGTCGTTCTGGCTCAGTTGATTGACGCCAGTTCCGTAGGTGTCGGCATCAGTCGCACGAGTCAGAACCGTTCCGCCCGTCGCCCATGTGTAGACACCGTTGTAGGCTTGGTTGACCTCGTTTTTAACCAGAATGCGGTTTGTGTTAGCGAGCGAGTAACCGTCAAGCGTGGTCAATGGCACGGTCAATGTCAGAGTCGCGCCAACACCAGCCACGCCGTTGTTGTAAACCACCACACCACCAGTTTGTGCCGCTAGGCTTTGCGTTGTAGCGGCTTGCACTGGAGCGTGGAATGTCAACCCAGTTGAAACAAGGTTGTCTACATACTGCTTGGTCGCCACTTGCAAGTCAGCAGTCGGGTCTTGAGTCAGCGTGACGGAAGTCAATCCAGCCAGCGTCAGGCTTGTAGAACCAAGAGCAAAAACGGTAGAACCAACAGTAATTGACGAGTTTGTCAGCGCACTGTTAGGCAGGTTTGTAAACGTGTTAGTTGACCCACTCATTGACTTGTTGGTCAACGTGTCAGTCGTTGCTCTACCTACCAAAGTATCGGTCGATGTAGGAAGAGTCAAAGTCCCTGTATTGCTGATTTGAGCAATCTTTGGCAGAGTCAAAGTCTTGTTTGTAAGAGTTTGGGTAGCTGTGTTAGTAGTTACCGTGTCACCGCCTACAGTTGCAGAAGTCGACGCCAAGGTCGTGAAAGAGCCAGAACTGGCTGTTGAAGCGCCAATTGGGGTGTTGTTGATTGAACCGCCAGTCTGAGTGGCTCCAGTTACGGTTGTACCTGTAAAGGTTCCGCCAGTGACTGTTTTACCTGTAAAGGTGAGCGCAACAGGAAGAGATACAGTGACGTTGGTCGTGCCTGTTGCGGTAATTTCATTTGCGGTTCCGCTAACTGACGCAACTGCACCAATACCGCTTGCGGTGATTGTTGAGTTCGCCGCCGAGGTGATTTGACCCTGAGCGTTAACGGTGAAGGTTCCGACTTGAGTGTCAGAACCGTAAGACCCAGCGGTCACAGTAGTGTTGGCAATTGAAATTGTTCCAATACCAGTGATAGGCCCACCCGTCAGACCTGTACCAGTGTTGATTTCGGTTACGCCACCAGACAGAGAAAACTGTCTCCATGCGCCAGAAGAGTAACCGTAGTACGCACCAGCAGTGGTGTCGTAACGCATCATGCCCACCTGTGGAGCGACGGGTTGTTGTGTGGTTGTTCCCGTTGGGATAGTAATCGCCCCAGTGCCGGGCAATATCGCGTTGTCTGCAATTGAGAAAACAGGGTTTCCGACACCGTTTGTATTGGTGATTCCAATCTGATTTGCAGTCCCAACCAATGTGGTTGAGGTGATAGAACCGTCGGTTTTGAGGATTACAAACCCGTTAAAACTAGCATTTGCAAAATTTAAAAGCTGACCAGTGACACTGATTGTTGGGTCACCTGCAATACCATCTCCGTTGGAAATAGATAACCCAGTCCCAGAAACCGCAATAGAACGCCCTGTAACAGCCGTAGAAGACGTTTTTACCTGCAATCCAGTACCAGAGTTCACCAAAGACAGCAAAGCGCCTGAAGTGGTGATATTGAAGAGTCCTTGCGCTCCACCGTCGGTAACAGTCAATCCATTTGTCGCCCCAACATAACGACTATTGGGTAATTGAGGTGTCTGGCTGACCGTCAGGTAGGTATAGGTTTGTGTGGGCGAATTGGCAATCGCGCCCGTGGTCGTCTGCACCGTAACGCCGTTTTGGACAATAGGAACCGCCTCAGCACCAGTAATAGCGCCAGCGGAAGGGAGTTGGAGTATGGTGACTTGTGCTGACATTTATGTACTCGTATTGTCTGGAGGGTTCGGTGCAATCGTGTCCTTGTTCCCTGTGTTAGTCGGAGTTTGAGTATTTTGTTCGGTCGAAATCTGGAACTGGCTGGAGCCGTCCATGTTCTGGCTTCCAGTCATCAGGAAGTTGTCGTTAGCCGCAACACTCACATCAGGGCGTGCAAACCGAAGGTTAATCCTTTCGGTTTTCCGCGCCGCCAAACGGTAGGGGTCAAGCGTGTCCCAGCATCCGTCTCCGCAGACGCGCAGACCGGGGGAGTTCCCGTCAGGTCTTAGATTGACATACGGCTTCTTCATCTTGCATCTATCGCAAACCGCGATGGCAAGTGAAGTCAATCCCGTTGTGTCTAAGAAAATAGGCATCTATTACCTCGTGTACACAGAGATGTTGGGGGCGAAGTAAATTGGTGACTTGTCGCGCTCTTCCTGCTCGGCTTCGTACAAATACTTATCAGCCATCTTTTCAAGATAGTTGACTCTGTCCATAGCAACTTGTGGGAGTTCGAGGCTCATGCGGTGAGCCAGCATGAACACTACCGCTTCGTACCAACGCTGAGGAATCTGGAGTTCGTCAGTCAAAGCGCCAACGTCCATGATTTGGGTGGAGTACCACACAGTCATTTGGACAAACGGATTGCTGGGGGTGGGCCAGAGGTAGATGGTCGGAGTTGGAATTGTGCGGTCAAACCAAAATTGAAAGGGTTGATTCGCTGTAAAGTTTTTGTTGGGCAAATTGGTGTAGTCATCGCGGTTTAGGCGAGACATCATCACCTCGGTGCTGTTATTGCCGATATACCATTCGCGCAGGGCTAAAGTAGTCCCGCCAGAGGCTTGAATTCGATAAAACGGCACGTTTTGACCGGGGTCGATGTCAGTCCAAACCCACACGTTATCGGTCACTGCGACCGCTCCAAGGTCATCTAAAGTGACCCAAGTAGTCCCGTCAGACGAGTATTGGAGTGAAATATTCCATGTTGCCGACCCACCGCCAGCGATATAGGGCAAAAACCCAATAGAACCAGCATAGATTGGGTCTGAAGTGCCGTAATTGACCGTGAAGTTGCCGTTTGCAGAGGATTGCTGAGTGTAGGTATCTACATTCCCGTCGTACAAGTTTGCAACCACACCGCCAGCAGACGATGTATATGCCCCAGAAGGGCGATTCATCGTGCGATACAGCACGTTTAGCGTGTCAACAGCGCCTGTGGGTAGGGTATAGCGGTATTTGTCCGCTGTAAGCCCTATAACCTCTTTGTTGATGCACCAGTATTGGATGCCACGGTTAATGAGATTGGAAAGAAGAAACCCAAGCGACTGGCGTGAGGTCAAAACTTGCTCAGAAGTCAGTTCTTCCGCCAGCTTCCCGCACCGACGAGCGCCGTGGTCAATTAACGTCTGTACGTTGTAGGTCTGTCCGTATGTGTCAGAGTACGCCATTTTTTACCAGCCAGAACAATTCCAACGCTTTAGCGAGGCTTTTGCTCTTGGCGCATCTCCTTTTGAATGTTCTACAACACCTTCCATACGAGCGCAGAAAGAATCCTTTCGCGCCCCACCTTGAGGCTGTGGAGCCTTTAAGTGACTCCCAGTCTCTCTATTGTATTTGTCTCTGCCTTTTTGTGTAAGACCTGCGCCTTGTTTTGTTGGTAATTTTTCGCCACGACCAACTGCAAGGGAGACTCCGCCTTCTTTCATTTTGGCGGTTTTTGCTGACTCTCGGAAGGCTTCAGCCGTTGGCGCACCTTTGCTACCCACTCGGCGCATTTTTTCGCCAGAGCCTTCAGCGATGCGCTCACGTTTTGCATTGATGTTGTCATAGAGACCGCCTCCTTTAAATTTCTTTCCCTCATCAGCTTTGGCAAACTCTTTGCCCACTTTTTGAGAGATGCCTACCTTTTTGGCGAACGCAGGGTTATGCGCTACCGCCTCCATCAAACGATGTTGGGAAGGGGATTTGCTTGGCATGATTAAGGAGCGTAAGACTTAGTCATTTCGAGAACAACTAGATATGTGTCACCAGCAGTTGCATCTGAAGTGCTAAACACAATATTGCCATTTTTACCTGCGCCAGCATTGTTTGGAATGCCACCAAAGCCTGAAAAATCATTGCAGTAGTTGGTGTTGACAGCCGCCAAGAAAAATGGGACATCTGTCGTTGCATCCCAGTACATACGGACTTCCATGCCGTGACAAACTGAAGTGATTTTTGTCACCGTCACGCCTGTGCAAGCCTTGCCAGCACCATTAGGATTGAGTGCGGACACATTTACTTTGGTAACAGCGTTTTCACCAGTGCCATCACTGATGTTCGTAAATTTCATAATAGCGACTCGCTCACCATCCATAATGGTTTGCGATGTGACTGCATCAGCCATATTTCTCTCCAATTAGAAGTGGGAGCCGAAGCCCCCACTCATTTTTTAACACGCACGTCCACCGCGTTTTTTTCCTGCTGGTGAAACCGTTTTACTGATTTCACGCTCTGTAGTAGTTACTGCGCCTTGACCAGTGAGGCTGTTAAAAGCCTTCTTAGCCTGACGTGGCAAGTACATCAGTGCGTCTGTCACC